AATGGAAAAATTTAATATAATACAATTACTAAATAAAGCAGAAACTAAAGTTAATAGTACTATGCTTAGTAAACTAAGAAAGACTGAAATAAACCTAATTTTGTTAGAAATAAAGAAGTTAGCAATTAATTATACACATAGTTGTAAAAGCGATAGCGAGCAGTTGCAAGCGGTTGAGGATTTAAAGGAGTTTGCAAGGAATAATTGCCGAGAGTGGAATGTAGAAGAAATGGAAGGTATAATTGACCGCTTGTAATTGTTTACAACGTCCATTGTATGGTGGCGTGTAACGAAGTGAAATGCACTATACAAATTGTTGTGTGTAGTGCGGATTATTAACAGATAAAATATAATTGAAATGGAAAATAATAAAGTAACTTTTACTAAAGAAGAAGTGCAAAAAATGATGATGGAAGCATTTGTTAAAGGTGAAAATTGGGGTGTTACCTACGGTGGGTGGTTTTCTCCATCTGAACAAGAAAAAGCCGACAGAGCAGCTAAAGATTGTGAGGAAGTGTATAAAAAAGCTTTGATAGCTAAAATGTAGCATTACACACAACTTATTAGTATAAGATGCGTTTATCATTGAATTAATTAATATTAAAATACTTTAAAATGAAAAATATAATAAATAAAAAAGCAATTAAAAATGCATTTTATACATTGTTAGGCACAGTTAAAAAAGCCTTAACTCATAATAGATGCGATAGTTGTGGATTTACAAAAGAACAGGTTTATGTAACAGAACATTTTACAGAAAGTGGATGGATAGAGTGTAAACCTTGTTATAATAAGAGGTCTAACTCTAATTGTGCCTAACTTGAAAGTGTATGATTAGTAGCGTGGAATGATAACTAAAATAAATAAACGATGACAAAAGAAGATTGGACTAAAATGAATGAAGAAAGCCATTACAGAGCTTTACAAAAACAGGACAAAGCAAACAGACAACTAATTAAAAAGCTACAACTTGAAAGAGATGCACTTAAAAAGCAATTACGCATATCTGATGTTAGCCAAAAACGTGAACTGTTATTAGCTTACGAACAAAGCAAATGCCCTAAAACTTGGTGGATGAGCAAAAGCCAAGCCGAATGTGAAGTAGATGATTTCTTAGCTAATAATTGTGGCTAACGTATTGTGTATGGCATCGTTTTAATGTGCTATACACCGTTGTTATATTTTAGTTATGAACGATTTAAAAAATTATAAATTATGAGTACACACATAGAAACATTAAAAGGAATAAAAGAATCAGAATTAAGCACTGAAAGAATAGAAACTACTATGAGCCTAACAAGGTTTTGGGGTGGTGCTAAAAAAGGTAGGATGTTACAATTAACAGTAAGTAACTCTGATGGCTATATACAATTAACAGAAGAAGAAACTATTGAGTTGGCTAAAACCCTGCTTAATTCTTTTGATGATACGATATACCCAAGTGAATAATTAAATATAACGAATTAGAATATGAATTTTAAAATTACGATTATGAAACGAACATTAGGAATAATTTGCTTTATATGGGCATTAATTTTTGGTAGATTACAAACAGAATATTTCGGTAATAACTGGCTACCACAGACAAACGAGGAAATTATGTGCGACTTAACAGCACTGTTATTATGTATATGTGGAAGTGTATTAATATGGCAGAAACGTAAGTAATTTTATTATTTATATTCTGTGTTGTATGTCTTTTTTAATTGCATACAACGGATAAGGCTATGCACTGATTTTTAACGTTTTTAAAACACGAATAAAATGGATATTGAACAAAAAATAAAAACTAAACTGCTAATAAGAGGATTTAGCAAAGAGACACTATTAAACAACAGAGGTTTGATAGGAGCGACAACTGACGAAACTATACTTGAAGTAGTTAAAAATTTGGGTATAGCTAATGTTAGCCAACAACGTGAACTGTTAAGCCAATACAATGGTTATTTAAATATACAATACCAATCAAGTGGTTACGATGATATTGATATAAGTGATTTTTTTGAGTGGCTTAATTGAACAATAAATAATAATAATAATAATAATAATAATAATAATAATTATGAGATTAGTATCTAAATTATCTTTAGGAGTTAGAGTAAAAATAGTAAATTATGGGGGTACTATTTCATCTATTGAAAAAATAACTAATAGCAACTATAAATTTATGTATAAAGATAAAGACAACTTATTCGTTTATGATAGCAGACCTTATCTTTTAGGCATAAAAGGCGTTGTTACAGACTGCCAAGAATCAAGTGGTTATAAATATGAAATAACTTTTGATGATGAAACGAAATTAGCTTGGTTTAAAGAAGAACAATTAGAGAAAATTAATAATAATAATAATAATAAAAATAAATTTAAAAGATATGAGATATTTAAAAGGAGATGAGATAGTAGTAATGAATAAATTACACGGTCACGGATTTAAGGTAGGAGATAAAGGAATTATAACTAAGGTACTATCAACCAGTTACTTAGTACAAGGAGATACAGACTGGTGGTTCTTGGCTGAGGAGGAACTTGACCTTACCTAATATGAGGAGGTTATTAATACTATCCTTGTGGTTATCACTATCATCATTCTACACACCTACATACAACCTAAATGATGTCTACAACGTACTAAAGCACCTAGAAAGTAATAATAACTTGAGGGCTATAGGAGACAATGGTAGGGCATATGGGGTGTTACAGATTCATAAGATATGTGTTGACGATATAAATAGGATTTACAAGACAAGCTACAGTCACAAACAAGCGTTTAATGAGGTGCATAGCAAGGAGATGTTCTTCCTCTACATAAGCCACGGTATTAAGATGTACTACAAGAAGTACTCTAGACTACCTAATGAGGAGGCTATAGTAAGGATGTGGAACGGTTCTATCTATAATGGGTACAAGAAGAGTTCTACCGAGAGGTATTATAAGAAGTATAAGAGAATAAAAAGAATTATTAATTAAATTAAAATAGAATATTATGATTACAAAGGCATTATTAATTTTAGCGACTGGAATTATTTGTGTATTCCTAATTGCAGTGTTGGTTGGGATAGGTATTATTATAACCACAGAGGCAGAGATGTTGGATAAGGATGATGAGGACTTTTAAATGTTGTCATCTCTTACCTAGATAGACGAAAATATTACGACTATATACTTAGTATCTAACAATTAAAATAATTAAAATGATTTTCAGTAAATTACATAGGGTTAGTGAGGAGGTGTTGGAGACATACACCGAGAGCGAACTAGAAGCCCATAGAGGGACTTTCTCTAAGCAGATAATAATTCATTCGGCTTGGACTGGGAGGACTTATGAGGGCTTTAAATGGAGAGTTGACTACTAAATAAGTCACCGATATATTAAAATAATTTTTAGTATATTTGCAAATATAAATCCAAAATATATTATATGTGTAAGATAAAAGAGTGGTTCAATGAGGCTAAGGCTGACGACCAAGAAATTTTTAAGTTAAATGACATAGAATTTATTATATACAAGGGGTTTAAAATTATTAGGCAGTATGACACATACTACATAAAGGATGTAAGGTTTAATAATATGTACTCAGAGGTTAGTAAAAAATGCTACTCTGAGTTTGTCAGTAAGGGTTTTATAAAAGGGGCAGACAATATCTGCTTTAGAAGGAACAGGGATAGAATACTTTACTACAAGAAGAGAGCCGAGATGTTATATAATAAGAGAATAAAGTTTAGTAAGGAGTTAGACAGTAACAGAAGACTAAATGAAAAGAGGATTAGGAACTTAAATAAGAATATAGAGGAATCTATAGACCATATGTTCCTTTACAAGACTAGAGTAAATCAGTATAAAACAAAGTATAATTTAAATTAAATCAAGTATTATGAGTAGAACAAAAAGAGTAGGGGTTTCAAGTAACCCAGTAAAAAAGTACGTATCTTTTACAGGAAGTAAAGGACAATTTAAGTATTATGATAAGGGTCATAAGGACGCTGACGAGAAGGGTAATGTGTACCTATCCGAGATTAGTATAATAGTGTTGGACGTTAAGTCTTCAATATCTGGTTATAATGAGAACGCCTCTTCTGGTATAACATCTAATATGTTAGACCCTTACTCAGTAGGTAAGGAGAAGTTTATTGTTAAGACTAAGGTAGGAGGGAAGTTTGATGTATTTGCTGAGGGTATCTACAGAGATATTAAGTCTAAACTTTCTACTATCAACGCTAAGTTCACAACCAATGTATTTGGACTAGCTGACGTAGGTAATGGATTAGAGGTTATTAAGTTAGAACTTAATGGTTCTGGTCTAAGTCCTTGGATTGAGTTACAGGACAAGGTAGACATCTATGACGTACAGATTTTAGCTACTAAGGGAGACTTACTGACAAGGAAGTCTGGTAAGACTGCAAAGGTACCTAAGAAGGAGTATGACAGGGTTCTAGAGGCTATTAAGAAAGACCCTATGTATCAACGACCAGTATGGTTCTATTCACCTTCATTCTCTACCACAAGTTTATCTGAGGAGTTGTCTGAGAAGGCTATAGAACAGGACAACTTACTCCAAGCTTACTTTGATGAGGTAGGTGTTAAGACAGAGGAGAAGGCAGAGGAGAGTACTACACCACTAGATAGTATGCCTAGTAAACCACTAGAACCTGCAAAAGGTACAGAGGAAGAGGACGATGACGACTTGCCTTTCTAATTATGGCAGTAAAGATTTCAAGGTTATTTAAGGACTCCAAGTTTAAGGAGCTCCCAGATAAGACTAAGCTTCTTTACATATACCTAGCAACTAACTCCGACCTTAACACAGTCGGAGTTTTTTCCCCTAATCTGGAGGTAATGTGTATAGAGGTTGGTTGCACTATGAATGAACTTAAGGAATCATCTACTAAGTTAGTAAAACTAAAGTATGTATACGTTAAAAAATTTGAAGATATTATTTATTTTATTATACCAGAACATTTCAGTACGATACCTAAATCGGAGGCTACAATTTCAAAGGTTAATAAGACGTTGGCATCTCTACCTAAAGGTCTTTATCTATTTTTAGATGGCATAGGTATTAATGTTAAGGCTAAGACAAAGGTATTCATTAAACCTACCGTAGAGGAGGTGTCTGAGTATTCATTATCATTAGGTTATCTGGTGGATAGTAAGGAGTTTATTAATTACTATGACGAGCAGTCTGATAGGTATGGTAAGAAAGGTATATGGGTAGATGGTAGGGGTACACAAGTTAGAGATTGGAAGGCAAAGCTTAGAAAGATATGGTGCAAGGATGACAGGAAAATAAAAACTTTTAAGGAAGCTCCAAAAGGCTTTCAGAGTTTTTATATAGTAAAGGAGGGTAACATCATTACTCCAGACGGATGGAAGAATGACAAACCCTTTTCAAAAAGTTTCACAGTTGATATAGAACTAAAGAGAGAATATGAAAAACGGAAGGCAAGTAGCAAGTAAGTTGTTGTCGGTGGGGTTAAACCCACTGCCAATAGCTTTAGGAAAAAAGAATCCACTAAATAAGGAGCACAATACAGTACCTATAACAGAACAGTCCATAAATGATTATGACTTTAAGGCTATAGGTATAAGTACTGGTCTTATATCTGGTGGTGTGGAGGCTATAGACTTTGATTTAAAGAACTCTGAGAACCCTAAGGGGGTAATGAAAGCATTTAAGTCTAAAGTACCTAATAAGACCCTTAAAAAGCTTCTTATACAGACTACAGTATCTGGAGGGTATCATTTTATATATAGGTGTGAGGACATCTCCTCCTCTAAGAAGTTAGCTAAGAACCCAGAGGGTAAGGCTATCATAGAAACTAGAGGGGAGGGTGGCTTAATAAAGTGTGCCCCATCAGAGGGGTACAATGTTATACAAGGTACCTTTACAGATGTCCCTATCATAACACCAAGCGAGAGGTTACAACTATTTGTAGCAGCGAAGATGCTTAATCAGACAGTTAGGAAGGATGCAATGAAGAGGGCATCAAGGGAGGACTTAACTTACTTTAAGAAGTTCCCTAAGTATAATGAAGACCCTAACATAGCAGTTGAGTTATTAGAAAAGCACGGATGGACTGTATGTAATGAAGACTCTGAGTGGATAAACCTTACTAGACCTAACAAAGGATTAGGTAATGGTATATCAGCTGGTTACCATAAGGAAGGTAAGTTCTTATTTGTGTTCTCTACCTCTCAGAAACACTTTGAGGAGGAGAAGCCCTACAACAACCACGCAATTTTTGCTGAGTTGGAATGTGGAGGTAACTACTCAATGGCGTATGCCAAGCTTTTTGAGATGGGCTATGGTGTTGAGGAGGCAAAGTCAAAGAGTAAGGAGGATGCAGAGGGACAAGATTGGGAGGAGCAGTTAGACTCCTTGTCATTCCTGTCAGATGATATAGAAGAGAATACTTATCTGGAACAGGCTCGTAAGGATGAAATATCCTTAGGGTTATCTACAGGTTGGAAGGATATAAATGAGTACTTTAGGTTTAAGCCTAACTCACTTAATATCGGTCTAGGTTATGATGGGGTAGGTAAGTCAGTCTTTATGTTATCAATGGCTGTAGCTTCTAATACATTACACGACTGGAAGTGGGGTATGATTATGCCTGAGAATAAGACAGGTATGTCTAGGAGGAGACTTATTGAGTCAGCCTCTGGAAAGCTTATAGCAGACTTTAAGGATAGCCCACTACTATTTGATAAGTACAAGCAGAAGTCAAGGGAGTCATTTAAGATTATATCCAACAAGAAGCATTACTCTATAGCCGATGTTATAGAGATGGGTAAGAGGTTGTATGAGGTTAATGGTATAGACGCACTATTGATTGACCCATTTAATTTCTTTAAGGTTGAGGGAGATGCTTACGGACACAACAATAAGATACTATCACAGCTTAGGGTATTTGCTGAGTCTTACTGTTCAGTGTATGTAATGGCACACCCCTCCTCTTTTGCACCTAGGAACTCTAAGGATGACTTAGGCTACCTACAAGCACCTAACAAGTATGCTATACAAGGTGGAGCAGATTTCCCTTATAGGGTAGACGACTTCTTTATCATCCATAGGATTGTAAATCATACAGACAGGGATGTAAGGAGGAGTATGCAGTTTATTATGGAGAAGGTTAAGGAAGTAGAGACTGGTGGTAGGGTTCATAACCAAGGGGAGTTCACATCACTTATCTATGAGACTAGGAATGGTTTCACTGGTTACTTTGACTCTAACGGAGATAACCCAATGTATAAGGACTTGATGTCAAGGAAGAGTGTTAGGGCACAGATGAAGTCTGGGGTACACCTAGCAACACCAGAAGAAGCATTTTAATAATACTGAGCATAAAGATTTAAATTTTAAAATAATATAAAATGAATGAAAGACAAGAGGTTAATAAGATAATACACACCTATGTTGATGTGTGTCATTATGAAGATTATACAGACTATAAAGGGTTAATAACTGCTTTAATAGATTGGAAAAATAATAAAAAAAATTAAAATTATGGAATTTACTAAAAAAGAAACGTACTTATTAGGTAAGATGATGGATTTTTATTGGAAACAATATAATGCAGACCACGAAGATAATTCAGAAGATTGGAGAACAACATTTAATATAGTTAAAAAATTAACCAAAAGTAAAAAATAATAATTATGGCAGATATAAGTAAATGCGCAAATACAATGTGTCCGTTAAGAAAGAAGTGTTATAGATTCACAGCTAAAGCCGAGAGGTATCAGTCTTATGCAGACTTTAAATATGATAACGGTTGTGTACATTTTTGGAGTAATAACAAGAAGGGTAAGTAGTATGAAGTACAACAATGATTTTAAATATGACTTAAAAGTAGGTCAGACTAAAGAGAAGGAATTAGGTGAGATATTTAATTCAAAGACAATAGAGGTTAAGTATGATTTACAAGCCTTAAATACTAATAATGTTTATGTTGAATATTTTAGTAGGGGAAAGCCAAGTGGAATTTCTAAAAGTACTGCTGATTATTATTGCTTTTGCTTCGGTGATAGCTTTCATTTAATTGAAACGTCTACCTTAAAAGATAGATGCCGAGAGTATTTAAACACTAATAGAGATAAACAAGGAGGAGATAGCAATACAAGTAAGGGTATCTTATTACCAATCAATAGATTATTTTAATATAAAAGTAAGTAAGTAAGTATGACTAAAGAACAAAAACTATTAAGTAACGTAAGGAGGAAGTGTAATGAATTGATTGAGGACATTAGACAGGCAGAGCATAACACAGAGTTAACAAGGATAATTAATATTCAAAAGATGGAGGTTATTAACGAGATAATAAAAGAGCTTTATGAGTAAAGAAAAGAAAGATATTGGTAGTACACCCACACACTACAAGACACAGACCTATGATGTTATAGATATCTGTAAGTGGTATAGCCTTAATTTTAATAAGGGTAATGTTATTAAGTATGTGTGTAGGAGTGGTAAGAAGGATAATGAAGTACAAGACCTAGAGAAGGCAATAGACTATATTAAGAGAGAAATTAAATTTTTAAAAGATAAAAAGAATGGATAAAAGGTTATTAGATTATTTTAATGGGGATGACTTAGCAGCTTCAACGTGGCTAAGTAAGTATGCGCTGGAAGGTGAGTTAACACCTGATGATATGCACAAGAGATTAGCGAAGGAGTTTGCTAGGGTCGAGTTGGGTTATGAGTACTTGACCTACTACGATGCAGAACAACTTAATAGCCTATCAGAGTACGGAAAGAATAGGGTAGACTTGACAGAGGAATCTATATATAAACTCTTCAAGGACTTTAAGTATATAATACCTCAAGGAAGTATTATGTCACAGCTAGGTAACCCTTCCATAGGCTCCTTATCAAACTGTTTTGTAATAGGTCAACCAGAAGATTCCTACGGAGGTATCTTTGAGAAGGATGAACAGATGGCTCAACTTATGAAGAGGAGGGGTGGCGTTGGTATTGATATATCTACCCTAAGACCAGAGGGTACCATAACAACCAATGCAGCTAAGACCTCTACAGGAGCTGTAAGCTTTATGAATCGTTTTAGTAACACCACAAGAGAGGTTGCCCAGAATGGTAGGAGGGGTGCCCTAATGATTAGTATAAATATAAATCATCCTGACGTACTAGACTTCATAAAGATTAAGAGAGACCTAACAAAGATAACAGGTGCTAACGTATCTATAAAAGTAGGGGATGGTTTTATGAAGGCTGTAGAGAATGATGAGGACTACATACTACGGTTCCCTTGTGATTTTGATATACCAGACAATATAACACTTGACCTTGAGTATAATAAGTTAATAGAACTGGATGATACAAACACTATTAAATATAATAATGAAGGTGAAAAGGTATTTGAAGGGTTAAACGTCTATGTAAGAAAGGTTAAAGCTAAGGAGTACTGGGACGAGATTATTAAGTCAGCACACAATGTAGCAGAGGCTGGTCTAATCTTTGAGGACAACCACATAGACTACTCCCCAGATGGTTTATACCCTCAGTATAGGGGTGTTACAACAAACCCTTGTGGCGAGATATTTATGCAACCATTTGATGCGTGTAGGTTGATAGCAATTAACCTGTTCTCTTTTGTTGAGAACCCTTTCGGTGACTCAGCTAAGTTTAACTTAGAGAAGTTTTATAAGTATACGTATGAGGCAATGAGGTTATCGGATGACTTGATTGACTTAGAACTAGAGCATATAGACAGGATTATAGATAAGATAAATAGTGACCTAGAGTCAGATGAGGTTAAGGGTAGGGAACTAAGGCTATGGAATAAGATTAAGGACACAGCCACTGCCTCAAGAAGGACAGGGTTAGGCTTCACTGCCTTAGGAGATGCCTTAGCAGCATTAGGTCTAGGCTATGACTCTGACAAGGGTGTAGAGACTATTGAACTTATTATGAGTACTAAGATGGAGGCTGAGTTGGACTGTACGACTGACTTAGCAATACTAAGGGGAACCTTTGATGGTTGGGACTTTGATTTAGAGTCTAACTATAAGACAAGGAATAGGTTCTATGAATTTGTCAAGACTAAGTTTAATGACAAGTACTTAAAGATGTTAGAGTATGGGAGACGTAATGTCTCTTGGTCTACTGTAGCACCAACAGGTACAGTATCATTACTTGCGCAGACAACCTCTGGTATTGAACCGTTATTCCAACCATTCTATATAAGACGTAGGAAGGTTAACTCAGACGAGGAGAGGGTAGATTTTACTGATGATAGTGGTG